AAAAGAAAAGGCAGAAAAAGCCCACAAGGAATCTCCGCAGGACAAGAACCTTAAAGAAGAATTTGAAAAACTCCAGAGTCAGCTCAAGGAGCTTGAAACGGCCTACAAAACTGAAAAGGTAAGGGCTTCCATCATCACTTCCGCTACAAAGCTTGGTGTCATTGACCCCGACATGATTTTTCTCCTTGCAAAGGAAAAGGCAGAAGTCAGGGACGGAAAAGTCCTCATTGGCGGCAAGCCCCCAGAAGAATTTCTCAAAGAGCTTAAAGAGAAGAAACCCTACCTGTTCAAAGCTTCCGACAAGGAGGGCTCAGGAGCAGGAGTAGCCAAGGAACCCCAGAGGGAAAAGAGCACCGACGAAAAACTCTCAAAACTACTTGAGGAATAAGGAGGTAAGTTATGGCAGACATCCTTGCAGGGACGTTGTCAGAATTAAGAAAACAGGTCACTAATGAAATTCTCCAAGGCGTGATAGAAACGATAGTAGATACGGACCAGCTTTTTAACATTCTGCCTTTCAGGAAGGTTACAGGAAGCGGTCTGTTGGTTACCTGGGAGAAGAAAATCCCCGTTGCCGGTTTCATAGGAGCAACGGACACGGTTCCCCAGAGTGAAGGTCTGAAACTTGACCAGTTCACAGAAAGAGTGAGGATAATCGCAAGGAACATAGACATTCCGAAGTTTGCAACAGAAGTTGAAGGGGCCCCCAGTCTCCCGTTCATAAAAGCAGAAATCAAGGCAATGAGCAGGGCTTACAGGAAAGCCCTCTTCACGGGAGATTCTACTTCCGACCCCAACGTGTTTGATGGACTCCCGAGGCAGCTTGCAAGAATAGAGTCCAAAGGACTGCAGAGGAGCATTGATGCGGCCAAAAACCCTCTGGAACTTTCAATGTTAGACCAACTTTTAGAGCTTATGAAAATCGGAGTTGACGTAATAGTAATGCATCCGAGGGCTTACATAGCCTACAAGGAGACCCTAAGAAAGAGTGGAAGCGGAACCGACGCCGCAATGCTCCAGCTCAAAAACTTCGGAAAACCAGTTTTAACCTTTGATGGAGTTCCAATCCTCAAAAGTGAATATGCCCCACTAACAACTGACTCTGACGGAAACGTTTTAGCAGACATTTACGCTCTTCACCTATCGACCGCCGATGGTGCAACCGGCCTTTACGGCCAAAAAGGAGGAGTGGGGATTCAGTACATGAAATGGGGAGAAGCTCCGGACAAGCTTGCAGTCCGCTACCGCTTTGAATGGTACTGCGGATTTACGGTTCTCTCCCCTTACGCCGTAGCAGCAGTCAAAAACGTCAAGGTGGGATAGGATGATTGAAGTAACAGTAATGAAAGACTTTGACCTTTCAAACGTCTCCCGCAGGCTCATTAAGCTTGCGGGGGCTACCCTTTCAAAAATAGCATGGACCTACGCTGAAGAAACCAAGAAGAACATTCAAAAGAAAAGGCTGTTTAGAAGCAGAACCGGCAATCTCCTCCGGTCAATCGTTGCAGTTCCCGAATCGAACCTTAGAGTAGTCATTTACGGAGCGGGAAAAGACAGTTTCCTTGAGTACGGAAAATACCTTGAATTCGGAACAAGACCTCACGTAATAAGACCGAGAGAGAGAAAAGCCCTAAAAATTCCGACTTCAAAAGGATTCATTTTCAGAAAAAAAGTCAACCATCCCGGAATAAGGGCAAGGCACTACTTCTTCGGAGACTACGAACAAAAAATGAAAACAGCAGTGGAAGTCGGGAAACTCTTTTTCCGTTCAAAACTTCTGGAGGTTGCAGGTGACTGAATTTGTAACCGTAAGCGACTTTGAGGAAAGTCCCGTTTCTGTAAACGAGGAAACAGTAGAAAGGGCAAATCTGTACGTTGAGAGGACTCTCTCAAAGCTGGGGGTTTCAACTTCCCTCTTTCCTCAGCTAAAGGAGAACCCTCACCTGAAAGAACTTGCAAAAGTTTACGCCTACTACGTCTCGGTGGTTGACTACTATGCGGGGGACGGAAGCGAAAGCGAGTACAACGAGAAAGTGAAAAGCTACAGGGAACTCCTTACAAGAATTGAAAACTCAATAACCCTTGAATCGCTCGGATTAACGCAGTCTTCAACTTCCGTCGGATACGCCTCATTCCCCGTAAGGAGAGGGTAATGTGGTTTGAATTCATAGAAGCGCTTAAGAAAAAACTTGAAAAAGAGACAGAAGCAAACGTCTACATAGGCATTGACCAGCCCAAGGACGTAAGGAACTATCCGTTTATTTCCCTGATTCCGGCAGAATTCGCAGAGGACGAAGAGCAAAAAGTAATGGTCTTAGCTGTAGCTTTTGGAGTAAGGGAAGAAGAGAAAAACAAGGAAGACCCTGCCCCCGTGTATGAGCGTGGAGTCAACAATCTCCTCAACCTGATGAGCCGGATAGAGGAAGTTCTTTCGGAGGTAAAAGTCGGTCACTTCAGGGTCCTGGAAGAAAAAGAAACCGTCAGAAACTTTGAAGTAAAAGCTCCCAAGTTCTTAATGGAAATGCACGTAGCCGTTTCTGCTCCAAAGTTTGAAAAAGCTATGGAGGACTTTTGATGAAAAACCCAAAAGCTAAAGGTACAAGGTTTGAAAGGGAAGTTAAGAAACTTTTTGAATCTGCAGGTTTTTCAACGGTCAGGTCCGCTGCAAGCCTCGGTAAAGCAGACCTGTTTATAGAAGGAATAGGCTCGGTCCAGTGTAAAGCAAGGAAAACCCTTGCTATTTACAACCTCTTTGACGGTGCTGATGTTCTCATAGTAAAAGCAGATAGGAAAGAACCGTTAGTTGTCATTCCTTTACAGAAACTTCTCGGGATTTTGAAGGAGAACGAACAGTGAATTCAAAAGAAAAGCTTTCGTCAAATTTAGAGATTACTAAGAGAAACGGAATGGAAAGTAAAGCAACCAATCTCAGCAATGGTTTCAGTATTACGAAAAACGCTATAGAAGCTAATGCCAATAAAGTGTACGAAAGTAATTTTGAAATTCCTTCCCTCATAAGAGAAAGAACGTTTACAACAATGCTTTTTCCAGCAGTCTTTGACTCCATCGGTAATAACCTTATCAAAATCGGGATAGGAATTGCAAGCATTATCTCTGCTATCGGTTACCTCATAGAGAAAATTAAGCACTGAAATCCGAGCCGTCAGGAGAAAGGAATGAACGAGCTTCAGATAGGTTTAACTATCGGACAGATAGCCGGAACGGTAGGAGCGGTGTGGCTCTTTGTGAGAGGCTTTAAGGTGGAGTTTGAAAAGTTCAGGCAGGAGCACTACACCCAGATAGAACGCATTCAGGAACGGCTAACAGAAGAAATACAGAAACTTCAAGACTCTCACGCCACCAAAATAGAAAAAATCCAGAAAGAGCACTACCGCTTAAGAGAGGAGATTGCAAGAGAATACCTGAGACGAGAAGAGTGGCTAATCAATCACAATAAGCTTGAAGCCAAGATAGAAAAGCACTTTGAGAAGATAGAAGGACTCTTGAGGGAAAAGGAGTGAAGAGATGGAAAAGTTAGAAGCACAAATAAACGGCTTAATTCTTAAGTTCTTAGACAAGATGTACCCTGACAGTTTAACAGTTAAACTTATAGAAGCCCTTCTTTACGACTGGAGGATTTTCATAACAGAAGAACAACTTTTGAAAGAAAACATAAGCTACCTAATAGATAAAGGTTATATAGAAGGGCACGATGTAGAGATTCCGGCTCCGATTCACAAAATTAAAAAAGTCAAGTTAACGCCCAAGGGTAAGGCCCTTTTAAAGGGTGAACTCTTGGATTCAAAAGTTGACACGGAGATTTAAAATGCCAAAAAGACATAAGCTTGACCAGTTTCCAGAAGCCAAGAAAAAGGCATTACATCTCTTCCAGCAAGGGAAGAGCATAAGAGAAATAGCAGAACAGATAAGCATTGAATTTCCGGTGGAGGTGTCAAAGTCCTCAATACACAGGCTCATCAAACGTTACGAAGGGGTCTTAAAGGCGGCGGAGGTAGAAGTTGCAGGTTCAGAAACTGACCTTATGGCACATTCCCAAGCCCTTACTAAGATAGCGAATGCCATGGCATACGAGGTTCTTGCCGAATGGCAGGAAAAGGGAGAAATAACGGGTGAAAAATTCAAAGCTCTACTTGACCTTCTTTCTACTACTTCAAGTGTAGCCAAAACCACGGCTCAAATAGAAAAAATCAAAACCCAGCTGATTCAGCACGCGGAAAAGCTCATGGAGAAGATAACAAGAGCCGTTGAAAGGGTAGTTACAGACGAAAACATGAGGATAAAACTGCTTATTGAAATCCGCAAGGAGTTAGAGGTTTGAGCTGGAGAAGTAAAGGAATTGAAAGGGCTTTCCGAAAAATAGAGAGAGAACTACCAAAGATAGACCCGGAAAAGGAAGAGAGGTTAAAGAGGGTCAAAGAGGACTTTTGGTTTTTCTGTAGCTACTATCTTCCCCACTACTTTGCGGCTCCTCCGGCCGGGTACCACAAGATACTCGTTGAAATTATTAATCAAGAGAAAGTAACGGAAAAAGAGGTAAGAGAGCTAAAAAGATTCATTCCCTCCAAATACCATAACTTAATCAGAGTCACCGAAAAACTTGAAGGCCTTGTGGACGTTGAACCGAGAGAGCACGCAAAGTCAACAAGGATGTCCCTTGCTTACCCTTTATGGAGAGTCTTAACGGGAAAGAGCAAGTTCATCCTTTTAATGTCTGCTTCCCAAGAGATGGCAAACCTTTTCCTTGAGAACCTGAAAGCAGAACTTGAAGAGAACGAGAGGATAATAGAGGACTTTGGGGAGCAGAAGGGAGAGAAGTGGAAGACAGACTTTATAACCTTGAAGAACGGGAGTGCGATAGTTAGCAAAGGAGCAGGCTCTTCAATGAGAGGAATCAGACACAGGCAGTTTAGACCGGACCTTGTAATAGCCGATGACATAATGAAGGACGATTTAGTTAACTCTCCCACCCAAAGGGACAAGCTCTACCGGTGGTTTAAAAGGGTGGTAATGGCACTTGGTAAAGATGCTTTCATAGTAGTTGTTAACACGATTTTCCACAACGATGACCTGCCTTCAAGGCTGTTAAGAGAAATAGAAGGGGGCGAGCTTGCCAACTGGCTGGGTCTGAGATTTTCGGCAGTTCTTGAAGACGGAAGTCCTTTATGGCCGGAGAGGTGGAGCTTAGAAGAACTTGAAAAGAAGAAAAAAGCCCTCGGCTCGGTCCACTTTGCGACAGAATACCTAAACGAACCTATATCAGACGAGGATGCGGTTTTTAAGGAAGAGTGGTTTATCTACTATGAACCTTCCGAGATAGCCGAAAAGCTCAGCAGTGGAAAACTTGAAATCGTGATGGCCGTTGACCCTGCCACTGGTAAGAAAACAGGGGACTACTCTGCGATAGTGGTTGTAGGCAAAGACAAGGAAACCGGCATCCTTTACGTCCTTGATGCCTTCGGAGAAAAGATTTCAGACCTTAAGCTCATAGACAAAATCATTGAGAAATACTTAGCCTTCAAGCCTCGCAGGATAATCTTTGAAGAAGTTGTTTTTCAGGAGATTTACAAAAATCAAGTAATGAGAGAGGCCAGCAAGCGTGGAATTCACCTTCCGATTAAGGGAGTAAAACCCAAAGTCTCAAAAGAAGTGAGAATCCAGAAACTTTCACCCCTTATAGAGAACGGCCTTTTAAGGTTCAAGAAAAACCAAAAGCTCCTCATAGACCAGCTGATAATGTTCCCTAAGGGAGACCACGATGACCTGCCTGATGCTTTAGAGATGGCAGTATCGGCTTTTGAAAAGTCTCCAAACTTCATCTTCAAGGGGGTAAAAATCCCATGGCTGTAATTAATTTTGACTTGGACTATCAGTTTCTCAAAGACTCCTACACAGGCAGAGGAGGATACTTGGACGGAAGCTATCTCGTAAGGTTTCCGAACGAAAGCGACCAGAAATTCAAGAACAGGAAAAAGTATGCAGTCCTTTTCAACTTCTGCAAAAAGATAGTTGATTCCATAACGGGACACGTTTTCAAAAAGTCCCCGATTAGAAAAATGGAAGATTCTCCCTGGTACGAAAACTTCATCAACAACACCGATAGAAGAGGAACCTACATAGACGACAAGATGAACCAGCTTTTAAAGCTCACACTGATTAACGGAATAACCTTTGTAATAGTTGACAAGCCGAGAATTCAGGTGGAAACGGCTTTAGACGAAAAAGAACACAACGTATTTCCATACATGACCTTTCGTAAACCCGTCCACCTTCAAGACTACTCCCTTGACGAATTCGGTAACCTAAATTACATAGTCTTTAGAGAACCCAACCCGGAGAATCCCCAACTTTCCATCTACCGAAAGTACACAAGAAACGAGTGGTTCATTGCGGATGATGAGCAATTTTCCAAAATAAGGGACTCGGGGGAGCACAAGTTAGGAGTAGTTCCTGTAATACCTTTTTCCGTTACCCAAATGGAAGACGACGAGATACTCCCGACCCCCTTCATCCTTGAAATAGCAAACCTTCAAAGGGATTTCTACAACGCCATAAACGAGCTGAGGACGATACTCAGAGACAACACCTTTCCCATCTTGACCTTTCCGGTAAAAGACGATACCTCGGTAGAAGCCTTAAAAAATCAAGGTCTCTCCATATCAACGGATAACGGACTTTTGTATAACCCTGAAGCCGGTGCAAAACCAGAATTCATAGCTCCGCCATCAGACCCCGCTCAGGTGTATCTATCCTACATAGAAATGCTCGTGAAACAGATTTTCAAACAGGTTAACCTTGACTTTGCGAACTCAAAAGCCGAGTCCGGTCTTGCAAAACAGTACGATTACCTTGAGTTCACAACAATGCTCGTTAACTTCGCCAACGCACTGGAAAGCTGTGAATACAAAATCGCAGAACTTGTCGGCAAGTGGCTCGGAGAAGAGTTCAACGGATACATAGAGTATTCAAAGCAGTTCACAATCCTTGACGCCGAGCAGTTCACAGAAACGGTTCTCTCTGTATTCAGCGAGCCTGCAATATCTCCTATCCTCAAAAATGAACTTGAAAAGCTCCTTGCGAGAATAATTCTCAATCCGTTCAAGGACGAAAAAGAACTTAGCCAGATAGAAAACGCAATAGACTCAAGAGAGGACTGGGAAGTCAAAATGAGGGCTGAAGGTTGGAACAGTTAGAGAGGGCAAGGCGGGAAATTCTTGCATACCTTGAAAACAATCTCAACAAACTTTCAGAAAACCAAGAGGAACTTACAAAACAGGTAATTGAATACCTTGCTGCCAAAAACTACGTTATAGACCGAAAGCTAATTAAAATGGTAAACGAGATAATAGAGGAAAACTACAAGTTTATTGAGAACTTCCTTAAAAGCCTAACCGACCTAACAGTTAAAAGACTTCCTGTTCCGAGAGAAACAGACAGGGACGAGCTGAGGCAAAAGCTCCTTGACAGGCTCTTCAACTTCCTCTATCCCGACGGCCTCAACCTTTCCCAGAGGCTCTGGAAGAGAAAAGAAGAGGCCAAGGTGGAGTTCCTTCAAGTTCTAAAACAGCAGCTTTTCCTGAAAAAGTCAGCAGTTAAAACCGCATACGAGATACAGTACAGGATGGAAAAGAAATTGGGCAAAAAATTTGTGAAACTCACGAAAGAAGAAATCAAACTAATAGAAAAGCTCCGAAAGAATGCAAAATCAATGATAAAGGGGGAAATATCTAAAAAGAGGTGGAACTCAATACTCAGGCAGTACGAAAGGTATATAAAGCAGAGAAAAGAGACGGGAGTTCTTCAGGCCCACAGAACTCTACTCAGGGAGCTGACCAAAGCAGTAGAAAAAGCCTCGGAGAAATCTGTAGACGAGGCAGTCCGCTGGTACATGTACGAAAAACAGCTTTACAACCTTAAGAGAATAACGAGAACGGAAACGGCAAGGATACTCAATACAGCAGTTGTTGAAAGTTACAAAGACAATCCGTTTGTAGTTGGCTTCAAGTGGGAGCTGAATCCGGCTCACAAAATAGTGGACATCTGCGATAAGTATGCTTCAGTGGATTTTGGACTTGGTAGAGGGATATTCCCGAAGGAGAAACTTCCGAACTGCCCAGCGCATCCGAACTGCATGTGTATGATAAATCCAGTTTTTGGGTAAGGTGGAAACTGGCGAAATTTTGAAAAAATGTGGAACACCGTTCCATTTTTTTCAAAAAGTTGTTTAGGCATTGGAAATCAAGTGTAAAAACGAAAAAAGATGGAACACCCGAGGGGAAAATTTCGGGACTTAGCGGGATTTGGCGGGATATTCTGGGACAAGTGATATTAGAACATTATGAAAGTCGCCCGTTCCATTTTTCTCGTATGGTGTTCCATTTTTCACGAATGGTGTTCCATTTCTGTACGTGAATCATCATTTTGAGTGGTTTCATAATATTCTAATTATAAAGTTCTGGTATGTGTTCTATTGCAGTGATACGTCTAATGTTTTCGGCGGTTCTCGTTATTTCAATACACCTATAGAGTTTTGGATTCTCCGTTACTTTACCACAAATATAAAGGCAACCTTTCATTTCAGGGAAAATTACAGCTGTAATAGAGACAGTATCCCCTTGTTGCTGAACAGAGCTGTTATCTTTTAAATAAAGTTTGTTTCCTTAAACGTGGTCTATTTCAAAGGTTTCTATTTTGTCGTCATTTGTTCTTACTTTTATGTAGTTTGCAGCCGTATCAACTTCTCTGTCGAGAGTGAGAACGTTCCCCTCTTGATTTACGATTCTTTCGCTTTGAAGCCATTTAGGAACATCGTGGCTGAAGAGAAAAATATCTCCAGGTTCTATGGCTATAGCATCAAGGTAGGCTTCAAATTCTATTGAGCGTTTTACTTTCTGCATCCAGTTTAGGAGGAATCTGCATTCTTTTTCAACGGTCGCTCTGTCTGTTATTCCAAAAAAGTCTATAGTTTTCTTTCTCTCGTACTTTTCCCCAGTGCTTACAAGAATGGTTTTCATTTTGTATCCGTCGCTCTCATCAAGGAACCTTGCCTCTATAGTGTTATATCTCTCGCTAACAGAAATAAAGTGAACTTTAGGGCTTCCTTGGATCTTGGATAATGTTTCCCATTGTGAACAATTGAACAGGCGGTTCATCTTTAAGGTACTTACTCTTGTATTTACTGCCATTCCTAACGATGAAGGCTCTGAATTTTGCAAGGAGGTTGTTGATTAGATCCCATCCTCTCTGGAATCCGTCAAGGACGAGATTACATTTGTAACCTTGCTCCTGGCAAAATTGAGCAAAGTCTTTGAAACTTTCGTCGTCTATGTTTTCTTCTGTAATGAAGTCTCCAAGCCCATAGCGGGAATTCGTAAGAATGTCTCTGATTATCCAGGCCGGATTATCAGTCCAGGCAGTTTCCCACTGATTTGTATCGTTATTCCAAACTTTTACTTTTTTACCTTTTATTATTGCCCGTACGTTTGGAAGAGTTCCGGACACTATGGATGATGCTGCCAAGGTGTAAACAAGGAATGCTGAATTTAAATAAGAAATCTTGTATTGATTCTCCGTTATAACAGCAGATTCAGAAACATTTGAATTTTCCCAAAGCTCTTCTGATATTGGCACTAGTAAAGTATAATCTTCTCCTTCAGCTTCTATCAAAACAGAATTTTCTCCTTCTTT